ATCGAGTTTGACACGCGTGACCTAGTAACGGTGATTACGCTATTAAATAAGCAAAAGAGGTAGCGCAATGCCAGCATCAACAACTATTGAGGTCGTCGGAGTTAAACAAACAATCAACTCGTTGCGTAAAATTGACCCGCAGTTGCAAAAAGATTTTAAGGCTGACGCAACCGCAATTGCCCAGCCAGCGATTAACGCAGGCAAAGCGGTTTATCGAGATGTGCCAATCAGTAATTTTGCAAACGATTGGAATAATAAAACCGCTACAGGTGTACGTCGTATCAAAGGTTTTAATGTTGAAAAAGCGCGAGCAGGCGTAAAAATGCGGTTTGACACTCGACGTAACGCAGTCGGCGTAATTCTTATTGAACAAAAAGATCAAGCCGCCGCAATTTTTGAGCAGGCGGGTCGCAGAAACCCCAACAGTCGTTTAGACAACAGTTTGCGTATTGCAGGATTTCCAGTTAGCGCTGGTCGCACTCGACTGATCGGCCCGGCGGTGTATAAAGCGCGTCGCGGTATCGAAGCCGAGATGACAAAGATGATTGCTAAAACTATGCGTACCGTGCAAAGCGAGTTATAGACATGGCACTATCCATACCTATTGTCAGCGAGTTTGACGGCAAAGGCATTGACAAAGCGATCAAAGAATTTAAGCAACTAGAAACGGTTGGCGAAAAAGCACAATTTGCGATTAAGAAAGCGGCCGTGCCAGCGGCGGCAGCGTTGACGGCGGTTGCGGGTGCGCTCGGGTTAGCGGCTAAAGCGGCAGCAGAAGATGAACAGCAACAAGCCATTTTGGCTAACACTATGCAAAACGTTGTTGGCGCTACTGACGCGACGGTTGTAGCAACCGAGGACATGATTGCGGCGATGTCGAGGGCGACTGGTACGGCTGACAGCGAGTTGCGACCAGCGTTCGCGGCGTTGCTTGTCGGTACTAAAAATGTTGGTGACGCGACCAGCGCATTGACACTTGCTCAAGACGTATCGACTGCCACGGGTTTAAGTTTGGCGACCGTTAGCGACGCGTTAAGCAAGGCGTACGCGGGCAACATGAGAGGGCTACGCGCATTGTCGCCCGAAATGATGGGTCTAATTAAAGAGGGCGCGTCGCTTGATGTCGTGATGATGGCGTTAAACGACAATTTTGGTGGCGCGGCCGCACGATCGGCAGAAACCGCAGCAGGCAAATTTAAGATACTAAAAAACAGTTTGGCTGAAACTCAAGAGAGCATTGGTGCTGCGTTGTTACCCGTGTTGCAAAAAGTGTTGCCATATTTGCAAGCAATGGCTGACTGGGCGCAACGCAACCCGACAGCGTTTTTGATTATTGCCGGCACAATCTCAGCAGTCGCAGCGGCGATCGTTGCGGTCAATATCGCAATGGCGTTAAACCCGTTTGGTTTGATTGCGGTCGGTATTGCGGCGTTAGTTACCGCGTTGACTTTTGCGTACACAAAATTTGAGACATTTCGCACGATTGTTAACACGGTGCTTAACGGCTTGATCGCAGGGTTTGAAACGTTTGCTAACGCGTTTATTGGTGCAATCAACTTAATTATTCGAGGCATGAACCTAATCAACCCGTTTAGTGATATCGGTAGTTTGCCGACAATCTCGTTAGGTCGTATTGGTGGCGGTGGCGGTGGTGCTACAGCGGTTACCAGCGATACGCGTACGGCTGACCGTATGGCTCGAGAGGCAGGCGCGTCTATTCCAAGTATTGCCCCGATTATTGGCGGTGGCGCTGGTAACGGTGGTGGCGGTGGTGGCAGCGTTGGCGGCGGCGGTGGCGGTGTTGGTGGCGGCGGCGATCTAATGACCATACAAGGCGGTCTAACAACGTTTGGCATGGCTGAGCGCATTGCAGCGCGTGGCGCGTCACCCGTAACAATCAACGTGACGGGCGGTATGTCAACTAGCGCCGAGATCGGGCAAAGCGTGCTAAACAGTTTGCTCGCCTACCAGCGCACTAACGGGCCACTCGACTTACAGATTGCGTCGTAATGGCAGGTACAGCCGTTGTTGCTAGTGGCAACTATGACTTAGAGATTGACACAGGGTTCATTCAAGACGCATTTTTGCTTGACGACTTGACCGCTGGCGTACTTGACAACACCGAATATGTGCTTGACGGTACGACAGATTTTGCGAGCGTGCTTGACGGCGTAAACAGCATCACGGTTAGGCGCGGCCGACGCGATCAGGGCGACCAATTTAGTGCTGGCACTATGTCGTTTACGATGCTTGACACGGCAGGTATTTTCAACCCGTTTGACACTAACTCGCCGTACTACGACACACCGTTATCGCAACCGGGTCTTGCACCTATGCGTCGAGTGCGCTTATCGCGTTACAGCGCAACAAACGTCAAAGAGTATTTGTTTGTCGGCGTGATTGTAAACTATGACTACAACTTTGCGTTGGGCGGTCTTGACACCGTAACCGTGTTTTGTGCAGACGATTTTTATTTGCTGGCACAAACATATTTAGACGAATTTAACGTCAGCGAGGAATTAAGCAGCGCTCGAGTCACGGCTGTACTAGATCGGCCTGAGGTTGCGTTCCCAGCGTTAACGCGTGACATTGCTACAGGCACTCAGACGCTTGGCGGTGCGTCGGCGTTTACAATTCCGCAGGGTACGAACGTGCTCGGCTATTTGTCTAACGTAAACGTTGCTGAGCAGGGTCGGCTGTTTATGTCTCGTGACGGCGATTTAGTGTTTGACGCTCGATTAGGCACAACGTTGACCCCGTCGGTAGCAGACTTTCATGACGACGGAACAAACATTCCGTACAACGGCGTAGGCATAACTTTTGAAGCCGATCAGGTAACTAACCGTGCAGTCGTACAGATACTTGGCAGTAACAATCCGCAGGTCGCTGACGACGCTGGTAGTCAAGCAAAATATTTTGTGCAGACTTACAGCATCACTAACAGTCTTTTGCATAACGACAGCGCTGCACTTGACTTGGCTTTATATTTGCTTGACCCTGAACCTGAGGCACGGTACACGTCTTTGGCTACGTCGTTTGCTTTGTTGTCAAGCGCGCAACGTGACACGGTGGCCGTGATTGACGTGGGCGACACGATCACGATTGAAAAGTCGTTTACGTCAGGCGTGACAACTACCGAGTTGGCACAGGAATTAGCAGTCGAGGGCATCGAGCATACGATCAGCGTTAATAGCGGGCATAGCGTCATTTATTACACGTCGCCAACTACCGTTGTTTACGAGTTAATACTTGACGATTTGTCGTTTGGTATCCTAAACGCTGACAACGTTCTAGGGTAAAGTGAGGTCACTATGCCATTAACTACTTATACCGCCGGCGAGGTTTTGACCGCTGCGTCGCTTAACGCAAACTTTACTTTTGCTGCGGCTAACCCAGTAAGCAAAATTGCGCAGGTTGTTAGCACCGCAAAAACTGACACATTTAGCAGCAGCACAGTTGCTTTTACAGACATAACAGGTTTCAGCGTAAGCATTACGCCGACAAGCGCTACAAGTAAAATTTTAGTGTTGGCTTCCTACAGCGTTGGTATATCAGGCGACATTTTAGTTTTAACCCGTCTAATGCGTAACAGCACCGCAATCAGTATTGGCGATACGGCAGGAAGTCGCACACCGACATCAAATGTTCTTTATGCAATAGACGGCGGAACTTTTGTTGGTGGACAACTTACTGGTGCAAGTATAAATTTTTTGGACAGTCCAGCCACAACATCGGCTACAACTTATAAAATTCAAATGTATGTAAATAGTGGCACAGGTTATATAAATCGCAACAACGGTGACGCTAACGGCGCAAACACGGCAAGAACAGCATCAAGCATTACAGTTATGGAGATTTTGGCATGACCGACTATGCAGCAGTTTTAACTGCAAACTATGCAGGCAAAGAATGGACACTTGACGGCGACGACTACAGCGGTCTGACATGGCTTAGCGCTGGCACAAAACCAACACAAGCAGAACTAGACGCACAATGGCCACAAGTCGCCTACAACCAACAAGTCGCACAAGTCGAAACGACACGCCGCACACAATACGAAGCACAATCAGACGGCATATATTTTGAATGGCAACGCGGCACAAACACGCAAGAAGCGTGGGAAGCAGCCGTACAAGCCATTAAAGACGCAAACCCATACCCGCCTGCCCCGTAGCAATGCAATGCGATACGGTTTATTCGCGCTAATACTTATGCTTAGCGCTTGCGAGACTACACGCGACAACACACTTACCGTTAAGTCACGGGTCAAAAACATGACGCTAGATAATTGCAACGTGCCTGACCGATGCGGCATAACACCATGACTCGACACAGATACACGCCAAGCGATCTACACGCACGCATGGTCGTTACCGTAGGCGTACTACTAGCAGTCGTCTTTGCAATAGTTGTTGTGTCATTTTGTTTTGGCTTGCTTTTCGTGTCACAGCCTCTTGAGCAATCGCCCAATGACAAAGAATTTATATCACTAATGGCAACTATCGTCACGTTTTTGTCAGGCACATTGGCTGGCATCGTTGCGTCAAACGGAATAAAAACAAAGTCAAAAACTGATGCCGAATAGAGCGTACATAGTTACACAACAGCCAGTTGTAAAGTCTGCGTTGGCTGGGACAGCGGAGTGGGCGAGACTTGCGTGCAAACACAGCGGTGGCAGTTTGTGGAATAACGGCACATTCGTGCATCGCGACATTCGCAACCGACCCGGCACGATTAGCAATCATGCTCGAGGGCTCGCAATGGACTTGTCATATCGTTGGCTTAACCAAAAAAAACTTGGCAAAGCAGACGGCCGCAAAACGTCACTAGCGTTTATTGTCAAGTGTTTAGAAAACGCAGACCATTTAGGCATACAACTTGTAATTGACTACGCAATGCAAAGGTCATGGAAATGCGATCGTGGCACATGGCAACCGCTACCAAGTGTCGAGCAGGGCGACTGGTATCACATAGAGATTGACCCGCACGTCGCCAATGACCCGATCATCGCAAAACAGCGCTGGCAAGCCGTTTTCGGGGTATCACCGACAGAGGCAACAAAACCTGTTTAGGCTGGTCACCTACCGAGAAAGTAGGTCACTATGACACTCATCAGCAAAATTGCAATATCGCTATTTATTAGCGTCACGTCAATATTTATTTTGACACCGCCGCCTGCACCCACAGCCGACGATTTAACAGTCAGACAACCCGAAGTATTCGAGGGCTACGGCCGACCAGTTGACATACCTAGCACTACTACCACCGTGCCGGTAACTACGCCTATAACGCAACCTGATGCGTGTCAGACCGTGTTTGACATGGCTCGACACGTTGGCTGGGCTGAGCAAGACCTAACCCAACTGGTTGCGGTCGCGTATCGTGAAAGCCGTTGCCAGCCTGACGCGTTTAACCCGCGTGACCCTAACGGCGGGTCAAACGGTGTTATGCAAATTAATCAGTTTTGGTGCAAACCGTCAAAGTATTACGCAAACGGCTACTTGCAGGCATATGGCCTGATACGCACATGCGATGACCTGTTTGACTTAGAGGACAATTTGCGTAGCGCGTTAGCAATCTTTAGGTACTCAAATGGGTGGCGTGCATGC